TACTTCTGCAAAACTAGCAAGTGGTGTTGGTGGTAAAATTCTTCAAGTTGTAAATTCTATTAAAACTAATACTTTTAGCGGACAAAGTATTAGTAATGCCTTAGTTGATATAACAGGTTTAACTTTATCTATAACACCTAGTTCTTCAAGTAACAAAATACTAATAGAATTTAATGTTTGTATGGGTGCAAATAATGGGTGTAGAAATGGAATTATTTTATCAAGAAGTATTGGTGGTGGAAGTTATTCTGTAGTAACACAAGCTGATGCTGATGGTAATAGACAAAGAATGACTACTATTGGATCAGCAGCTAGTCAATATACACCTCAATATCAATCAATATCAATATTAGACAGTCCAAACACAACATCAGCAATAACTTATAAGATACAAGTTTGGGCGGAATCAAATTGTTATTTTAAAATTAATAGAATATATACTGATAGTGACAACGCTGCTTATGGCAATGGATGTTCAACTATTACAGCAACAGAGGTAGCACAATGACAGGAAAAATTAAACTTGTACATTCTGGTGGTAATGCAGTTTCAATAGCCGTTCCAACATCTAACCCATCATCAAGTGAGGTTGAATTTAAACTGCCTCAAGCTGACGGGTCGTCTGGACAGGCTTTAGTGACGGATGCCTCTGGAAACTTATCATTTGCTTCTGTTGCTGGGGGTAAAATTCTTCAAGTAAAACAAACCTTTAAAAATGATGCTGCAAGCATTAGTTCTGGAACTTTTGCAGATATATCGGGTTTAACAGTTAGTATTACACCATCTGCAACAAGTAGTAAAATCTTATATACAGGAAGCTTGTATTTAGCAAGCACAAGTTCTGAGGCAAATTTTAGATTAAAAAGAACTATAGGCGGAACTTCAACTGATATTGGAGTTGCAAGCACTATGGCTGATGATGCAGATGGTTCTTTTGCTCATGGTGGAGCTTCAAGATATGGTGGACATGGTTGGGAATTTTTAGATTCACCCAATACAACAAGTGCAATAACATATGGTATTAGGTGGAGAATACATTCTGGTACGACATATTTAAATAGAACTTGGGACAATGGATGGTTTCATGGAGCATCTGCAATTACAGTCATGGAGGTAGCAGCATAATGACTATCTTCTATAATTAGTAAAAAAGGAGTTTTTTATGGGAT